TCTTCAGAAATCACAGCAATCGATTCAAATTCACCATCTGTGGTGTGCTGGTGCCAACCCCATACCTTATGTTCACGTAGATAAGTTAAGCCAAGCAGTACACCATCACTCCTAACGCACCATAAAATACCGTAAGGTTCATCAGAGTACGCCATATCTACAATTGTAAAACCTTCAAACAAATGTTCTGACATTATTGACAAATCACTACCTGTATATTTATCACTACTAAATTCATAACCTAAATCACGAACCCTTGCGTTCTTTTCTTGCAGATATAATGCGGTACTATTGATCACTACTGGTTTGACCCATGATGATCCATTGTATGATTGGATACGAATACCAATAGTTGAAGGAGTCAACACTTTGTCTTGACCTTCACTCACAACCCACTCACCACCGGATGTCAAAAGTATCATTGTGTCAAGAGAAACTATATGCCTTATTTCATTCACCTGCTGTGCTGATATGGTGAATGTAACAGCATCATCATCACGCGCAGGGTTTGATGTGCGTAAAGAATTAAAGTTATTAACTTGTGTAGTGTACGTTGCTTGTGGTTCATTGTTTGTATTGGCAAATACCTGACGTTGTTGATAGTAATTAACTACAGCAGGTTTATTATCTGCCCCATTAAATGGCTGCCTGTCTTCTGGTGGCGCATCACTGATAATTGGAGCAATGTTATAATCTTCAAAAGTGACATTGATTGAATCACCTATCCAACCATATATCTGAGTATCATTGGATGGGTCTTTATAAATACGATAATACGCTGCGCCAGCGACTGCAACCCATGTCAATAGATTACCACCAGTAGTTGACAACGATTCAGTTGTCATTGTCACTTCTGCTGACGCTAATGACTCAACACCGTTGGAATCAACAGCGGTTACAACGTAAGTATATGTTTTTTCAAAATCACTAAAACCTGAACCGATCGTAGTTATATCACTATCAACAGCAGCATTGCCTCCTGATGTATAGGCACCATGGCTTGTAGAATCTTCACCGACTAATTCAAAAGTACTAGATGTCAATATATTAACTTTAAATGATCTGCCGTTTACTTGTGTCATACCAACAACACCACTTATAGTTACAGTGTTGCCAGTTGAAAACCCATGAGCAGCGGCTGTGACAACAGCAGGATTTGCTTGTGTGATATTAGTGATAGTTTTAGATGTTGTACCACCTGCAAAAGTCGGTGCGGCAACTGTTGAAGCATAGCTAATTGCAGCAAGAGTCCAATCATCATCAGCCAAACGACTCAAGTTACTAGGGTCATGACTCAAATGTGCAATGGTCATAACATCGGCTGATTGTGTATAACCTAATCTGAATAACTGTGCTTCAGTGTAAGAAGTAGTCAGTTCAAAAATACCATCACTTTGAGCAGACCCACCGGATGTATATGCAGTGTACGCGGTGCTATCAATACCAGACAGTTCAAAAGTGCTACCAGTGACATTGGCAACAGTGTAAGTGTTACCATTCAAATCAGCCATACCTGCTACACCGGTTATGGTGACACTCTCACCGTTGGCAAACGTGTGAGCCGCTGATGTAGTTACAACAGCGGGGTTTGCTTGTGTGACCCCTGTGATAGTGGCTGCTGGCTTGAGTACATAACCTCCATCCTTCATAACTCTCATTTTCAAATCTTCAAAAACTAATATGTAAGTTTGTTCAGTATTGAAACTGAAAGGGACCAACTTACCAACTTTAGTTGAGTCACTAAGCTCACCACGGAAGCTCAACCCAGGGCGAGAATACACGCCCCCTTGGGCGCGTACAAAAAAGTTTTCACATAGATTAAGTCCCGTAGCATATTTGACAATATCAGCGCGAGATTGTACAGCAGGTGAAATCTCACCAGATGTAAAACTGCGTTGTATATATTGCGGCATTGATTATCTCCTAATGGTCACATACTCACTTTCGCCGGGGCTAAAATACTGCTCATTCAGATTGTCTGATGTTGCCGATTCTAAATACGAATTGTATAACTGCAATTCATCACTGCGTAACTGCCGACCAGTTTCAGCACCGACGATAGGTATAGCCACCTCGGCCGCTAAAAGATGAGACAACGCAAGGACGAAGTCATCTGTGAACAAAGTCGGGTTTGTTACTTTAACCACATAACCTGCTCTAAGTTCAGACTCATTCGCACCGATAACTCTGTTGTCATCAAAGTTAAATACCTCATAATCAATCTGAGTCCTTAAATCACGCAACGGCAACAACTGGCTATCTATCAATCGAGATACAACATCAGCATCAGCATTTGCAAGCTCTTCATGCGCACCAATCAATCGGCGAATTTTCAAACAATCATTAGGATATTGATAAGCATAAGCCCAGTTAAATATTTCAGTTGTCAACACGGCCAGCACTGCAATTTTATTACTGAACCCGGCATTAACCTCTTTCAAGCATCGGTTACGCATGAACTGGTATTTAAGTTTACATTGCTGCGCTTGCAGACTGCTTTCATCGAGTGAATTGATGCTACCTGCACGAATGTTTGACAACGCCAGATTGCAAATTTCAACTTCGCTTGTCATAATTATTCACCATACATCACTTTAATTCGATCATCGGTTTCACGATTCAGATTGATGGATGTCAATTGTAATCTGATGTCTTTATTAGACCCTTCTTTGTCACTATGTTCAGATTTACTATCGACAAACGCATATCCACGGATCTCAACCACATCACCAACGGCAAGAGAACCGGCATTTAAATCATCAATAAGGTCATTCTCAAGACTGATACTTGTGCCGTAGGGGTAATGAGCACCATCAGAACAACAGTTTAACCCTGCTGCTGATGAAGACCCTTTTTTAATTTTCACTTGATCTTCAGGCATGACTCAATCCTCAAATTGTTTCGACCGCGCTACCTTTTTCACCGGCACCCATGAATGACGCATTCTCGATATCTTTTTCATCTTGAGCGGCTTTCTCAGCATCAGAAGCAGCTTTCGACTCTTCCCGCGCTACACGTTTCTCTCTGACCGCTTTTGATTCAGCGGGCATTTTTTCAACCCATGATGGCATCAGATTAGTCGTTTTGTTGAACGGCTTATCAACAGTCAATGTGTCACGTTTGCCACCTGGTTTATACAATTCGCCATTGTAGAAGCCCGGTGCAATTACTTTATATGTTGGCATTTCATTTCTCCAAATTGTTAATTAAGAAAAGGTGGCCGAAGCCACCTGATCATTAAGCACCAGTGATATTAGTCTGTACGCCCATGACAATACCGGCCGTAATGTTGCCAAGTGTTGGATCAGTACCTACCACATCGTATTCGATACCCAGGTAGCGTTCGACAATACCATTAGGTAAAAAGTCGAGATTGATCTGTTTACCAGCAACCAAATCAGCCAACAGGATGTTTTGAGTAGCGATGGTAGTACCAAGTGCGGTTGTTGAACCAGTTGAAAGATTGATATTCAACGATGTCAATGTATTAAAAACAGAAGTGACTTGTACTAAAAGTGGAATCTTAGCACCTTTACCGATGTCCCGATTCAATGCAGCAGCAGCACCATATGGTGTTCCTGGCACACCCAAATCGATGACATTGGTAGAATCAGCATCACCTGTAATAGCCTGGTCATCAGAGAAGAGTTGTTGAGCAGAAAATATCATTTGTTTAATCCTCTTTATAAATTTAAAATTAGCCGGGACATTACTCCCGGCAACTCATAGAACAGATATTATGTCACCCGTGCTTCAGTGTTGATGATTGCATCAGTTTCACGAATGGGGATGCCACGATAAGTCATGATTTCTTCACCTGCGATTTCTTTAGGTTTCAATCGTGTGAAATTGTCACTTGCACCGGCATTAGTAGCCAATGCATCCAGCGACTCAAGCACATCACGGTTACAGTAGATGGCAATCTTACCACCGGCTACACGCCGACTCTGCAATTTGTAATAAGCTTTACGCATAAAGTCATACAAAGCAACTGAACCGGCCTGCATCAATGACACATCGACATTTGCAATACGTGAGACATAACGCCAGTCCTTAACAGCCAAACCGACATTCCATGTGAACATCTCTTCCATAGCGTAGTAAGCATTACCACTGCCATCAGTGACACGCTGCTCACCCTTGTCATCACGTTGAATACCCGCTGGGGTTCCTTTTGGATACAACAAGTTACATTGGTTATCACCCCAAGTTACAAACCAGATTGAAGTGTTGTCAGAACCTGTACCACCTGCATCAATGATCTGATTGCCATTAGCAGCAGACAAATCATCAAAACGTGGCGCAAGACCCATGAACTCTTCAGGGTCAGATGCAGAATTACCATATATAATCTTGGTGGCCACTTCTTGAGACATCGCCTCAATAAATGATTGCGCTTCAGACAATCGAACCGCACCTTCATTTGTAGACAAATCAAGCAACCGTTTATCAACGGTACTCAATCCTTCCACAAATCCAGTAGTGTCTTCGACTTGAGCCGTACCACTCTTGCTATTGGGGATACCCTGGTACAGCTTACCCCATGTGACAGTTGGCAAACCAGAACGAACAGTATGCAAATGTGTCGTACCCTTGTTACATTCAATTGCAATCGCATCGTCAAGCATGGGGTTCAGTTCCATCAGCATCTCGATAATCTGAACAAACTGCCCACGACCGTCCTGCCGTTTATAAATATCGATCAAATCGATAAAAGTATTACCTAAAGTAGCCATTAGTTAGTTCCTCATTTTTTAGTAGCATTAGGATAAAGAATATTAATTCGATCTTCAGCAGGTGATGTCAAATTGCCAGCAGCACCCGGTACATCTTCCTTCAACGTGTGACCGACTCGAACCATGAATCTGACCATCTCAGGATGACTGCCTATACCGTGTTCATCAAGCAGTTCCTTCAAACCTGATGTACCGTATTTGTCAACAGCGTGTTGTGCAATCTTGATATTCTCATCAAATTTATCACCGCCGAACTCTTTATCATTTTCAGCAGCTTTACGCCACTCACTTGTCAACTGATTAAAAGCGTCCGCATTCTTCTGTTCACCCGCCTGGACTTGTTTAGCGTAAAGATCAACAACTTTCTGAGCTTGTTCCTGATTCAAATTCAACTCTTTAAAGAGTGGACTTGCCTCAGTGAGTGCAGCATCATCGAGTTGTGTGCCTTCAGGCATAACAAAATCGGCATAGGCTTCAGGAGCATTGTCAGCACCTTCTTCAGTATTTTTTTCAGGATCGGTTGCAGCACCTTCAGCGGCAGCACCTTCAGCGGCAGCACCTTCAGCGGCAGCACCTTCAGTGGCAGCACCTTCAGCGGCAGCACCTTCAGTGGCAGCACCTTCAGTGGCAGCACCTTCAGTGGCAGCACCAGTCAAAACAGTTTCATCACTCATTGTCAATTCTCCTAAATATTTTCCTCAATCATTTTAATATAATAAACCGGTTCATGTTCTTTAATATCACGCTCAAGACGTAACCCGGCTTCCCTCATACCTGAATTATAAGCAGTTTGAATAGGGTTAATGTCAAATATGTTCTCAAAAACACCGATAGATTGCAAATGATTCCATATATACATTCGACCATCAAAAGTTCTCATCATGTTAAGTATGGCAATTGCATCAGGGTTTGCATTGGGTTTCTTCTTATCGTCACTCATTATTGATAGCCCCCAACATTTTCAACAGTTGCACCCAGCATGTTATCCTCATCAAGACTTGTCTCTGATGCGGTCTTAGCCATTTCCAATGCCTGATTACCCTGCTCCAATAACGCAGCCTGTTGAGCCGCTTCAGCTTCAGCATCAGCAGCAGCCCGCGCATCCTTGTCACTTCGAACGATTGCGGGGTCAGTACCCAGGGCATCCGCATAATCATCAACGGCCTGCATCACATCGACCTTGTGACGGGCCTCAGGCCAGATTGTTGACAACTCCCCAGTGAACGCCACCAGCCTATCGATGGCCCCTGTGTTCACCAGCCGTTGTGCCTGGGCCAGTATTGACACATATTCAACATTCAGATCACGGTTTTGTAACTCAGGTGGTGGCACCGGTAGAACACCAGTTCGCTGTAAAATGTTGAACGTGCGGTCAATAGCCGGGTCTAGCAGTTCAGTATGCAGACGTTCAAGAACGGGCCCAAGCATTAGCAGCTTCTCTTCATGCTTTTCAGCAACTTCACGCGCTGTAATCTGTCGCCTGTCAGTGTTCGCCAGCATTAAAAACAAATCTTCATAGAATGCCCTGCTGATTCGATCCTCAGCATCCTTATTACCGTCCTTTATTGCCTGAAGGTCGGGTCGCCAGTTCCCATAAATACTGGTCAACCCATCCTTATCTATCCCATTATGCCAAACAACATCGTTAGCATTGAGAATGCCATTTTGCATTTTGTTCTTTAAATTTGATGAACCCTGCAATGGTGGTGATGACACTTTATCAAGAGCTTGATAGTAACGCCGCTCACCCAATTGCAACGCCTTAGTGTCACCTAATGCAGTGATGCCCGGACAATCAGTAGCATAAACATCCTCACCAGTCACATCCCAACGGGGTGACAGGATGGGGTAATCATCAAAACCAGACTCACGTAAGAATTTATCAGTTGCATCACGCGTACCCTTGTTTGCTTCATAATAAACAGACCTA